AGCACCAGCAACCCTCCCACCAATAACGATAACACGAAGATCACGTCCCTCTGAAAATTGTACATATTCTTGGACGATCATAGAGTTCTTAAAGTCTAGCGCAGAAATCAATTCTGACAAGTCGTTGAATTGTTTCTTATCCTCACAGAGATACACGCCAGCTCCATGTGATCCTGTTACCACTTTTACAACACAGGGAAATCCTACTTGTGTTTCAACTAAATCACAATTACTCGGAAACCGAGTAAGCATTGTTTTAGGGATAGGAAGTCCTGCCTGTGCCAAAATCTGATTGGCATACATCTTATCCTTAGCAGCGATGATGCTATCAGAATTTGGTAGTGTAGGAACATTCAGTCTTTCAAACTGACGTAAGACGGACAGATTGTAGTTACCAGTAGCAGAGCCTGTCCTAGCGAGTAAAACATCTGGGAGGCTAACAATCTCATTTTGGTATCTGATTGATTTTCTGTCATCACGGGAAACAATTAAATCTACTTCATCGGCATAAACAACTGTGAAATCAATTCCCAGTTCATCTGCTTCTTCAAAAAATCTATCTCTTTCGTAAGTTTCTTTTGTCTTACGATTTGCTAACATCCAAGTCTTCATCTGAATTCACAACTCATCATGATTTCTGTGAGACATGCTAACAAATTTACTTCTTGATCAGGTACAACTGTAATATCTCGCATATATTTTGCGATAATCAAAACTGCCTCTGGGATAGAAGCTGGTTTGAGAACCTCATACAGACTGTCATAGATCTTACGCATCACCATGCTAGGGTCATTATCAAGATGCTGAACTACCCAGTTCTTGACTGTAGTGAATTCCTTTTTCTTGAGAGCACCCAACAGGTTATCCAAATTCACATCAGCAACATCAACCAGGATGGCAGATGAGATAGCACCTGTGGCAGCATAGCGTTGGCACTCGTTGATAAGACGGCGCCAGTCAGGATAGTAACGCTTGACAAGCTTGGCAAGCACCTTATCTTCATACTCTACACACTCGTGCGTGAGAATAGACTTCAAGCGAGTGAAGAACTCACCTTGAATCTGAGTTGCTTGATCTGGTTTGATCCTGAAATCTACAACCGTACAGCGGGAGTGGAGAGGTTCAATGATCTTATTGATGAAGTTACAGGTGAAGATGAAGCGGCAGTTGCCGTGGAACTCCTCCACGGCGGTCCTGAGCGACAGCTGAACGTCGTTAGTGGTGTTGTCTGCCTCATCAATGATGACGACCTTGTGAGACGCCCCAGAGGTCAGAGAGATGGTCGTAGCGAACTGACGGACACGGTTTCTGACCGTATCAAGGAACCGCCCCTCGTCCGAACCGTTAATGACAATGTATGATGCCCCGATCTCAGCACATAGGGCTTTGGCAATTGTGGTCTTTCCGACACCAGCAGTGCCAGTAAGTAGAAGGTTAGGGATCTCTTCTTGTGCGACAAATCCTTTGAATACCTCCTTGATACTATCGGGTAGGATACAATCTTCAACAATCGTCGGTCGGTATTTTTCAACCCACAAGAAATCTTTACTCATTCCAAGTCTCTCAAAATAGTTTTCATCGTAATGTCAGAAGCATTAAGTTCTGCTCGCATGTATTCTACACCATCCTCTGGAACAGTGTGATCTCCACAAGTAAAAATGTCACAGACTGCTGTGCCATTCTCAGGCCAAGTGTGAATGCTGATATGACTTTCAGCAAGAAGAGCAATAGCAGTCACACCTTGAGGAGTAAATTTGTGAGAGTGTAAAGCAATCAACGTTGATTTACACCACTTAGCTGCTTGATAAAGAATGTCCCTAATAAACCCTTCATCATCAAGTTCGTCGGCAGCACAACCTTTGAGGGTAAAGAGAATATGTTTCATCAGGGTTCAAGGGCAATATAGTAGGTCAGGTCTGTGGTTTGATTGGTCCATTCAGAAATAAGATGCTTGGAGATCTTAACAGTGTAGTCACCAGGGAGCAAACGGATGTTTTCAATTTTAACATCAAGTGAATAACTCCCAGTAAAATCACCAGAAGTGGATTGCTCGTAAGTATTGCTGGTATCATTCTCTTTATCACGAAGGATCAGTTTGATGGCATCTCCAGTAGTGTCAAAAGTAAGATCTGGGAGACTATAGACAGCAGAAGCTTTCTGAAGGGAGACCAGTTCATCACCAGTAATATTGAACTGAATATCAGCACCAGGAAACTTGACATTCTTTTCTGGAGCAGACTTCAGCGTGATCTCAGGATCTGAGAAATAATACTTAGCGGCACGACCACCACCCCGAATACTAACATAATCGTTGTTAGCAAACTCAAGTTGAGGATCGTTGAACAGAGTGATACCAGAAAGAAACTGGCTGAGATCGTAAATAGCAAAGTCCACTGGGAATACTTCTTCCGCCGTGTATTTTGCAAGGATGTTTTCCGCATTGCTAATAGTGCGAACTGTGCTTCCCTTTCTGAATACGATGGAGGAATTGATAGAGGAGAAGTTCTTAAGGACATCTAGGGTTTTTTTGGACAGGATAACTTTACTCATCGGTGGTAATCTTCACGGGTAGCATTTTTGTCGTTGAAATTCAGAAGTAGCACAGCATAGTGCAAAATCTTCAGAATGTCACGACGGGCAGATCCTTTACGATCATAACGTGAAGCGTACTTCAGAATGTTACTACGGCAGAAAGCTTCACCGTCACCACATGCTTCAATCAGATCAAGAGTTTGGATCCTATCATCGCCCACAGAATAGTGTGCGCTGTAGGTATTCACGATATATTGACGCAGTTCCTCAAGGATTGCGTCTTCATTATACTTGTAGTTCATTCACGGTCTCCATACGTATTCAATATCATTATAGTAGCACTCTTTGCATTCACCGTCAAGATTCAAAATATGAATCTTGTTACCATCAACTTTTCTAACTTTGGCAACACCAGTTCCATGAATAGAAATGATGCTGCCAACCAAATTTGAATTAATCATCAGAAAGGATCTTGAGTCACAACATCAGCATCAATCTTATCATAGAGTTCAATGAAAGATTGCTTGGTCTCGTCATCAAAACGATTGACGCAAACCTTGATCGCCTTGATACGATCCTGCCAGATAGCATAGGCACGAACGATATGAACCAGGCGACGGGTGGAAATCACCTCGTCAATACCACCATCTCGGAAAGTCTTACGGATGATGTCTGCCCAGTTGGCAAGGTTCTCACAGAACTTCTCATCTTGAACGTTCAGAGAAGCAGAAGCTTTCTTGAGAATGCTGGTCTCTACGGTCACAGAAGGATATTCTTGCTCAAAGGTGAGAGCAAAACGCTCAAGGAATGCTTCGTTCAGCACGTTGGTGCCGATGAAACGTCCGTCATCAGAACCCTTACCCTTAGTGTTGGCAGTAGCGATCACGTTGAAACCAGCAGCAGGTTGAACGTAACGACCAATCTTCTTCAGGAAAATACCTTTGCCTTCAAGCACGGACTGTAGACAAAGGATTTTGTTGGAGGCAAGGTCAACCTCGTCAAGTAGCAGGATCGCCCCTCGCTCAAGGGCTTCAATGACAGGACCATTGTGCCAAACAGTGGCGCCATCAACAAGGCGGAAACCGCCAATCAGGTCATCTTCATCAGTCTCAATCGTAATATTCACACGGATCAGTTCTCGCTTGAGTTGAGCACAAGCTTGTTCCACGGAGAAAGTCTTACCGTTACCAGACAGACCCGTGATAAAGGTGGGATAAAAGATGCCAGATTGAATAACTTTCTTCACATCAGAAAAATTCCCGAACGGGACATAATTGGCATCTTTCTCGGGAACAAGGTTCTGTTCTTCCCGTTCGGTAACAGCAACAGCAGGAGCAGCAGCAGGTGCTTGATATGCTTGCTCCAGCTTCTCTTGAACAGTCAGGTTCCAAGTGCCACGACGGACATAGAACTCACGCAGGCGCTTGACAGCAGTAGCATAGGTCACACCAAAAACACCACAAGCATCTTGAACCTGGGCAGCGTTGATGTCGTTGCCGTAGTTCTTAGACAGGTAACCAGTCAGTTGCTCGGTAGTCAGATCGGATTTGGCAGGCATGGGTTTGTTTCGTTGATGTAGTTATTATAGGGCAGGTGGGTCGGTT